TTAAACTTTTAGTAGATGCAGGAGCAAATGTAAATACACCTACGAGACAATATCCTGTTTATTATTATAAAACAGGTATTACACCTCTTATGTTGGCAATTGAGCATAATTATATATCAGTTGTGAATTTTCTATTAGAAAATGGTGCCGATATATATATAAAAAATAGTGAAGGAGAAGATTCATTAACTTTAGCTATAGAAAGTAGTAATACTGATACTGATATTATAAATTTAATATTGAGTTATGCAAAAGAACAAGAAATAATGTCTACTTTAAGTAGCTTTATTAAATCGTCAGAATTAAATAAACCCATGACAGATGCACCATTAGCACCATTGAATAATGTGGATGCGATTGAACATATGATGGAAAATATAGTAACTATGGTGCATGGAGATAGTAAATAAAATAGTGTAAATATAATTTAAAAATTTTAAATTATATTTTTTGTAACTTATTTTCTTTTTTAATAATAAATGTCCGGTATAGATACTAATTTAGGGGGGTGGAATTTTATTACACCTCCTAATTTATGTCCTACTTCTGCTAAAAATAAATTTAACGAGGTTTCAAACGTTCCATATAAAGGAACATTTGTTAATAGAGCCATATTAAATATGCCTGTTCCACCTTCTAGACATATTAGCAAATCTGCTCAAGCTGCTCTTTCGAATATTATTGTTCCTGCTAATTTTAGTTGGAGAAAAAATGGTGAAGATCAAATTGAAAAAGGAGGTATAAGAAATCAAATGAGTTGCGGTGGATGTTGGGCTTTTTCAGTTGCTAGTGTACTTGGTGACAGATTTGCGCTAATGAATCAAATTCAATCACCATATCCTAGTACTTCCTGGTTTATCAGTCAAGCAGAAAGTTCAGCACCTCCATATAATGTACCTGGATGTATGGGTAATAATGTATATTATTTTTTAAAATGGATATCTGATAATAAAATAGGTTCTAAGTTAGAAAATTGTTGGCCTTTTCAAGTTATTGAAAAAAGTGGATTATATGGAGGTCCTCAAACATCTCAAAATAGCAATATGATAGCTCCAAGTTCTTTAAATACACAAATGCTAGCAAATTGTTGTTACAATTGTTGTGGAAATCAAGTACAAAATTTATCAAAAATATTATTATATTGTAAGCCGGAGACTGATGCTTCAGGTAATTTTAATATTAAATATTTTGGTTCAAATATAGATTCTACAAATGGTAGAGATTATACACAAGAAGATGTTGATAAAATAATTAAAGAAATACAAATAGAAATATTAACGAATGGACCCGTAACTACTTCATTTATGGTTTATGACGATTTTATGAGTTATTGGATGAAAGATGCTCCTTCTGGAAAAATCTACAATAGAAATCCTAGTTCTTCTAATAATATAAACGGAGGGCATGCAGTTGTAATAACAGGATGGGGAGAAATAAATGGTCAAAAATATTGGGAAATTAGAAATAGCTGGGGAAACACAGGTGATGGAGGATATTGTAAAATTGCTTTTTCAAAACTAGAAAATAAAGAATATTGGATTGGTGTAGATGTACCTATATTTAGTAATGGACAATATGTAGGTGGTGTAGTATCATTTCTACCTGATAATACAAGTAGCAATCCAGACAATAGTATATTTGTTAAATCTACATCCGGTAATTTGCTAGAAAAAAGTAGAAGTTTATTACATAGTAGTAATACAAATGATGATGGAACTTTTAAACATTCTATTTTTTCTTTTCCAAGTTTATCGAGTATTTATGTTTATGTAATTGTTGGAATTATTATTTTGATATTGGTACTTGTTTTTATTTACACTTTATATTATACTAGAAAAAATGAAAGTCTTAAAGAGTTTGAAAAAAAACTTTCTGAATTTTAATTAAATTTAAAAAATAAAAATATTTAAATTAACACATGCTTTTAACAAATTTAGTTTATAAAGATGGTTTTGGTGAAAATTTTAAATATATAATTTACATTATGTTATACGCAGAATTTACAAATGACACATTTCATTACACTCCTTTGAATGAAAAAATAGGGCACAACTATGATAATGATTCTAATTTTATAAATAAAAAAGAAAAACTTATAAATATCATAAATCACTTTGAAAATGCAGATGAAAAAAATGAGTATTATACTTTAGGTAAATTCGAACTTCTACATTTTTTTCAAGTCAATAATCATTTATATTTAAAAAGTAAGACTTGTTTTAAACTAAAAACTATTTTTAGAGAAGTAAATGTAAACAGGTTTGATAAAACATTTTTTAATATCGCTATTCATATAAGAAGAATAAATCCTCAAGATAAAAATATATCACATTTAAGAAGAACAATAATTCCAGGAACAGAAATATCAACAGATGTTTATAAAGACATAATTAAAGATATAAAAAATAAATATAAAAATTGTAAATTTCATATTTATTCACAAGGTGATAAAGAAGATTTTGATTTTGAAGATGATATCATACTTCATTTAAATGAGAGTATTGAAGATACTTTTACAGATTTTGTGTACGCTGATTTATTAGTTATTGCTCCAAGTAGTTTCAGTTATTCAGCAGCCTTAATATCAGATGGAATTATATACTATATAAATAGTTACCATAAACCACTTTCAACATGGAACCTTATAACTACATATAGAAATCAAGAATATGAAAAATATAAATGTAATATTCGCAATATAAAAGACGAGATATATTTTGATACAATAAATAATAACTTTTACATAGAGCAGATAAAAAATGTTAGAGAATATATAGATATATATAAATACCTAAATATTCCAATTTAATATTCAATACTAGTTACATCTTCATATGTAAAATTATTTTCTTCTATTAGATCTGATCTGCAAGTGGGGCATATTTTTTCTCTTAGTTGCGAAAAACATTTTTGACATAAATAATGATTACATATAGTCTTATATATAGTTTGTTCTAAACACACAGAACAATCATCTGACTCACCAAATAATCTTATAAAAGAAGTTTTTAATTTAACTATAGAATTAAGTTCATCTTTGTGATTTAAATATTTAAGCATAGGATGATATTTAAAATCTTTAAATATAATATAAGCGTAAAAAATGATGTTATATAAATATTTTTTAAATTCATACTCATTGTTAATATCAAAATCTAACAAAAAAATATTTTGTAAAACTTCGAAATTATTATTTACATGTTCATAAGGATGAAGGCATACATTAACTGAAATTTTATTTGCTATTTTTTCTTCTCCAGTTTGAGTATCTATATATTTTAAATTTTTTAAAATTACAAGATGTGCTTTAACAGGAATTTTATCTATTTTTTTTGTGGAATTTAAAATGATTGATATACTTGCTGTATTTTCAACTTTCAATTCTGTTTCAAAAAAATCATAATATAAATTTGTAAGTTCAAAAATATCTTTATGAATATCGTTTGGTACTTCACGAAATATTTTTTCGTAATCTATGTTTGAACTGAATATCTTAAATTCAGTTAAAATACTATCATATTTTATAAAATCGTAATTCATTTTATTAAACAAAGTTATTTTTTAAACTAAATATATAGTTTGAAAAATATTTAAGCAGACATAGACATTTTTACAAGTTAAAAATATTTCATACAATCATACTTGCTTTTATAGTTGGATGACAATTGTAATTATCAATTTTAAAATCCATAAATGTAAGTTTTTCTACCTCTTCTAAAGTTGTAAATTCAGGCAATTGGATTTTTGGAAATAAATATGGTGTTCTTTCTAACTGTTTTTTTACAACTTCTATATGAGAAGAATATATATGTGCATCTCCTAAAGTAAGATTTAAATAACGTGGTCTAAGAGAAGTAATTTTTGCTATTATAATTAACAATAACGCAGAAGATGGGATATTGAAAGGAATTCCGTGAAAACAATCCGATGATCTATTATAACAAAACATATCTAAAAATCCATCTTGTACATAAAACTGAATAGTAATTGAGTGACAAGGATATAAAACACCATCATTAGCTTGTGCTGGATTATATGTTGTTAGTAAAATACGTCTCGAAGTAGGATTATTTTTAATTTCATTAATAACATTTTTAAGTTGATCTACACCATATTTTGGATGTTTTATAAAATCATTATTAAATTGAATATTTACTGGAACAAATTGAGTTAAATCATAAGGTGAATTAAAATATCTCCACTGATATCCATACATAGGTCCCATAATACCTTCTTCATAATGTTTACTTAATCCTATTTGTTCTAAAAAATCTAAACTCGTATTTCCTTTCCAAATATTTATTCCTTTTTCTTCTAGAAGCTTACTATTTGTATCTCCTCTTATAAAGAATAAGAGTTCCTCAATTATACCTTTAATAAACATCTTTTTGGTTGTTAAAAGAGGAAAACCATCTCGTAAGTCAAACTTTAAATGTTGACAAAACTCAGAAATAGTTTCTCCATTTCTTCCAAGACGTCTTTCTCCATTCTCAATAATATTTTTTATTAAGTCTAGATATTGTTGCTCTCCATATTTTTGATATACCATTTCGTAATGAGTAAACAGCTCATAATCATCTTTTTTTGTAATATAAAAATCTTTTAAGTTTTTCAATTCGAAAAAAGTATCGCATTCAAATTTATTTTTAATAAATGAGATATGTACTTTAAAATTATACTTACTTTTTAAATTTTGAAAAACATAATTATATATTTGATGACCACCTATTATAAAAACTTCTTTGTTTAGTTTGATTGTTTCTTCGATAGCATCTTCAATATTATTAAAGCATACTACGACGCTGTTTTTAGATTTTAAGCTCTTAAAATTTTTTGATACACAAAAAATACTTCTATCATTAAGAACAGGTAATTCTTCCAAGGTTTTTCTTCCAACTATTACTATCTTATTTAAAGTTTTTTCTTTAAATATTTTAAGCTCATCGCTAATGTACCATGGAAGTTTGTTTTTTAAACCAATCCCTCCATTTTCATCTACAGCTAAAATTATATTAATGTAATTTTGAGTATTTGACATTCTTGTTATTTAGTTTGTATTTTTTTATTTTTAAAATCAATTTTAAAAATATTTATTTATAAATAAACATGAGTGAAGAAGAAGACGATTATTCAGTAAGAATAGAAACTCAAGCACAATATAATGACTATGAAAGAACAGGAATTCCTGGGTTTATAGATATAGACCAGTACATAGATAGTTTAGGTAAGAGAAATAAATTATTTATGTCGGACATAGAAAAATTTGTTAAAAGTGTATTTTTTATTTCTAATGAGCTTAAAGAAGAAGGAATACTCGGGTCAGAAGAAGTAACAGATATTTTAAATAACATATCAAAACTAAATAAACCAGGGTATAAAAATGCTACAGCTTATGTAATAGGTTATTTAGTTTCTGACAAAGGTAAAGATTTTACACCTGAGAATTTAGAGAAATATTTAAATATGGGTATAATAAATAGTTATATCGAGAGTGAAGGGTTAGATTGTTCTGTTATTATTAGATATGGAAGATTATGGACGACAATTAATAATAATATTTAAATATTATTTATTTTACTAAATAAATGAGTATAAGAAGAGTGTATCCTATTAGAACTACTCGTAGTAGATGGAAAATACCATTATTTTGTAATCATATATGCAATGAAAGTTGTAACATATTGCTTGTAAGTAATAATTCACATCAATATATTCTTCTTGAAAATCCAGATTATATTGATGGTAAATGTTCTATGTATAATAAAATAGCTCCTTCAAATATAAAAATATATT